CGTTTTTAAGCTAACCGAGAACGAATTCCGCAAAATGCAGGTAGCCGGAACCTATTTAGACATACAAGTGACTGCGGGCAGTGATTCTGCGGACCAAATCCAAGAAGAATACGACAAAATAGACGGCGTTACCCCTGCCAGTGCCGACACCCAACTCACTTTTTACGAATGCCATTGCTACTTGGACATTCCAGAGTACCCAGACCTCCTCCCAGATGGCGAGGAGTCCGGCATTAAGCTGCCGTATATTGTTACTGTGTGCAAAGATTCAGGCGACGTAGTCAGCATCCGCCGTAATTACCTTATGGAAGACCCCCGCAAGGATAAAATACGGCACTTTGTCCACTACAAGTTCACTCCAGGACTCGGGTTCTACGGTTATGGCTTAATCCACTTGTTGGGCAATTTGTCGCGCACGGCTACCAGTACCCTGCGCCAGTTAGTAGACGCCGGTACCTTGGCTAACATGCCTAGCGGGTTCAAGGCGCGTGGTTTGCGCATCGCCGACGACGACAATCCCCTCCAACCAGGAGAGTTTAGGGATGTGGACGTTCCCGGAGGCGATTTACGCGCCAGCATAATCCCGCTGCCGTACAAAGAGCCAAGTTCCACGCTTTTCCAGTTGATGGGTTTTGTAGTCGAGGCCGCCCAACGGTTTATAGGCACTACCGACATGGGCGTAGGCCAAGGCAACCAAGAGATGCCCGTTGGTACAACCATTGCTTTGCTAGAACGTGGGGCACGGATAGTCAGCGCCGTACACAAGCGTCTACATAGCAGCCTCAAGCAGGAGTTAAAAATGCTTGCGGCGTTATTTGCCCAAGACCCCCAACCTTACCCTTACGAGGTAGGTGTGGAGGCGATGATCAAGACGGAAGATTTTGACGCACGGGTGGATATCATCCCCGTCAGCGATCCCAACATCTTTAGCATGTCGCAACGAGTGGTTTTGGCCCAAGAGCAGTTGAAATTGGCGCAAGCAGCACCCGAACTCCACAACTTACGCGAGGCCTACAGCCGTGTTTACACTGCCCTAGGTGTGCAGAACGTTGACCAAATACTCAAGCCCGAGCCGCAGCAGCAGCCTAAAGACCCCGCCACCGAGAACCAAGAGGCAAGTGCCGCTGCCGGTGGACAGGGTAAGTTACAGGCATTCCCGGAGCAGGATCACCAAGCGCATATTGCGGTACACTTGGCGTACATGAACTCCCGCGTGGCGCAGATGCAGCCGCCTGTGCTAATGACTTTGGAAAAGCACATTTACGAGCATCTTGGTTTGCAGGCCCGCGTCATACACGATCAACAGATGCAGCAAAATCCGCAAGCACAACAGTTGCCACCCGAGCAGCATGAGGATATGGTTGCCCAAATACAAGCCCAGTTGATTGCCCAGTTCCAGCAGCAGAATCCGGCATCGCAACAAGGTGACGAAGATCCGTTGGTGGCAATCAAGAAGCAGGAGTTGGAACTCCGTGCGCAAGACCAAGCAGCAGACCAACAAATCGATCAAGAAAAGTTGCGTTTAGACCAACAACGCCAAGCCCAGAACATCGCGTTGGGCAGAGAGCGTATACAATCCAGCGAAGACATCGCCGCTATGCGTATGCAGCAGTCTGCGCAACGGCAAGCCAACCCGCCAACTTTTGGAGGCAGAAATGAAAGACGATAAAATGAAAGGCATGGAAATTGAGATCACGTTTTCTAAACCAGAAAAGCGTAAGAAAATGGCCGACGGGGGCACCGCTGTCACTAACAATGCTACTCTAGATGCCACAAGCGACCAAGCTACTAACAGTAAAGTTTGCCGTGGTGGAGGCGCAGCCTTGCGTGGTACTAAGTTTGCAGGGGTGTTCTAACCGTGGCTTTGAAAAAAGGTTCTTCTAAAAGCACCATTAGTAGAAACATTTCTACTGAGATGCAAGCGGGTAAACCACAGAACCAAGCCATCGCTATTGCGTTGAGCAAAGCAGGCAAAACACGCACTAAGCGTAAAACAACTAGGAGTTAATCCGTGACCAAGTTATTAGACAAGATAGGCACTAAGGTGTGGAGTAAAATTCAATTTGCGACTACGGTGCAGATTGGTTTTTGTACGGTATTCCTTACTTTAGTCTTTGTTGGACTGTTGTTGACTTAGAGTTACAGGGGGCACAAAAAATGAACTTAGGCAAGCTGAAGGGACTAATTGGGGCGGTAGCGCCTTCGTTGGGTGCTGCGATGGGGGGACCTATCGGCGGGGTAGCCAGTAAAGTCATTGCTGAAGTGTTAGGCTGTGCGCCCGAGCCAAAAGCCATAGACAAAGCGATGCGCGAGGCAGGACCCGAAGAGTTAGTTCGCATTCGTGAGGCCGAGCTCAAGTTCGAAGCCAAAATGAAAGAAATGGAAGTCGACATTTTTGAGTTAGAAACCAAAGATAAGCAAGACGCCCGAACGCATTTTGCAACCGACTGGACAGCTAGGCTTATTGGTATAGTCATGGTGGGCTTTTTCTGTAGTTATATCGCCATGATTACTATCATGCCGCCAGAGCAAAACTCCATGGAGTTAATCAACCTCGTTTTAGGTTATATGGGTGGTTTGGTGAGCGCCATTATTTCTTTTTATTTTGGGGCCAGTGCGAGTACCAGTAAAAAAGAGGATGAGTGATGCCTAACCAAAATATAGACCTCGCTGCTTTTTTGGGTAACAACCCTTACTATGCTAATGCGGTACCACAAATGACCGCCCAGACTGCTGCTCCCGTTGCGCAAACCATGGAGGAGAACTACGAGCCTCCTAGTTACCTGACCGACGGCCAGATCAATGCTATGGGTTATGGTGAACCTATAGACACACGCTCCGCACCGGTGCAGAAGGTGGACCTCGCTGCTTTTTTGGGTAACAACCCTGCGTACAACCAAACTCCCGCTGCCGCACAGCAACCGGCAACAGACCCCAGAGGGACGCGTAACCCAAAATATGATGGGATGATGTTCATGCCGGAAAGCATACCAGAGGACTTGTATTTACCAGCTACCCCTGCCTCACTTAGTGTAACGCTAGGACCTCCCGGAATGAGCTATGGGAATATGAATGAGCAGTATTTTACTACCTCACCAATGGGGCCAGAACCTGTTTACAACAATCCTTATGTAGGTATTGCTTCTCTCTTGGGTCAGTAATTATGGATAAAATAGTAGAAGTCCTTCGTCGCCACGAGGGAGTACGTTCACACGCCTATAAGTGTTCTGCCGGATACATAACTATTGGAGTTGGGCGCAACATAGACCAAGATGGTGGGTTAGGTCTTTCCGACGACGAAGTAGACTATTTGCTCAGCAACGATATAGACAGGTGCATCAAAGAACTGGGTGCTTCTTTTGATTGGTTTAAGCAATTAGACGAAGTCCGCCGCGACGCCATGATCAACCTAGTGTTCAACTTAGGGATGCCCCGTTTAAAACAGTTTAAAAACGCGTTGGCTGCTATGGAAAACTGTGATTGGAATACCGCCGCCGATGAACTTTTAGATTCCCGTTGGGCAGCTCAAGTAGGCTCCCGCGCAACCGAAGTTTCAACCATGATCCGCACCGGAGAATATGTGTAATGTCCGACCTTTACATTTATGAAAAAATGTTGAAGAATGTGCGCCAACGACAAGAGATGATTCAAGAAACCATTTGTTATGGTGTTGTTCCAGATTTTGTTGCCTTCAAGGAACTCCGAGGTCGTCTTGGGGAACTTGCCACAACTGAACAGGATCTAAAAGACCTGCTAAAAGAGGTATCAGATTACGATGAGTGAAATACTCGTACCATCACATCTAGCTCGCGAACAAAAAACTCCTCCTCCCCCAAAACATGTTGACAACGGCTTATTGTCCGAGGCTTATGTAGACGCGGATCAAGTTGTGTTAGACCCTAGCAAAATACCAGACAAGGCATTGGATCGGTTACCCACGCCTACTGGTTGGCGCATACTCATTTTACCTTACCAAGGTAAAAAGAAGTCCGACGGGGGTATTATCCTCACATCCGAAACCCAAGAAAAAGAGCGCGTAGCTACTGTTTGTGGTTATGTCTTAAAAGTTGGGCCTTTGGCATATAAGGATTCTGCTAAATTTGGTGACCAAGCCAAACCTTGGTGTAAGAAGGGTGACTGGATTATTTTTGGTCGTTATGCGGGTAGCCGTTTTAAAATAGAAGGTGGGGAAGTTCGCCTCCTCAACGATGACGAAGTCCTCGCTAGTATCAATAGCCCAGATGACATAATGCATCTGTAACATGGAGATCTACCATGCCTGAAGAAGTCCAAGATAAAGACCAGAACGATGAAGAAGATATCGTTGTCACAGTGGAAGAAGATTCTAACGAAGATTCTAACGAAGAAGCTACCCAAGCCTCCGCTGAAGAAAGCTCTTCCGAAAAACCCAAAAAAGAATCTGACGATGAGTTAGAGAACTACACCGAAGGTGTCCAAAAGCGTATTGGCAAACTAACAGCCAAGATGCGTGAAGCCGAGCGGCGTGAGCAAGCTGCTTTGGAATATGCGCAAGCTGTCCAAAAGCAGTTGGAAGAGGCTAACACCCGCTCTAAGTCGTTGGATACCTCTTATGTCAACGAGTTTGAAAATCGTGTCAAGACAGAGTCCGAGCTTTTAAAAGAAACACTTAAAAGAGCGATTGACCGTGGTGACATCGATGCCCAAATCGAAGCGCAACAACGCATTGCTACTTTAGCAGGACAGCAAGAGCGTCTTGCTTATGTAAAGCAAGAGCAAGAGCGACGCAATGCACAACCCGTTCCACAACAGCAGTCGTATCAACCACCACAAAAAGCAAAGCCCGATGCTCGTGCAGAAGATTGGGCAAGCCGTAATGACTGGTTTGGTAGCGACGAGCCTATGACCCTAACGGCTATGTACCTGCATAAGCAATTGACCGAGGTAGAGGGTTTTGATCCTACTTCCGACGATTACTATGCCGAAATAGATAACCGTATACGCGTAGAGTTCCCACATAAGTTCCCAGCAGCTAAACCAAAAGCAATTGGAGGACCAAAAGTGGCCTCTGCGAGCCGAGGGGGTGGGAATGGTAATGGTCGTAGGGAAATCAAATTATCTCCGTCTCAAGTTGCAATTTCAAAAAAACTTGGTATAACTGAACAACAGTACGCGAAGCAACTGCTCCGCATGCAGAATCCGTGAGGAAGGTTAAATGACCGAAAGAAGCCCACGCACATCCCAAACTAGGGAAACATCCTCCAGAGCAAAGCCTTGGAGGCCACCGTCAACACTGGACGCACCACCCGCTCCGGAAGGTTTTGTTCATCGTTGGATTCGTGAGTCAATCATGGGTTATGACGATAAGAAGAACCTGTCCGCTCGCCTTCGCGAAGGTTTTGAGCTAGTTCGCGCCGATGAGTACCCAGATTTCGAAGCACCAACCGTCCAAGACGGTAAACACGCAGGTGTTATTGGTGTTGGAGGACTGGTACTTGGTAGATTCCCAATAGAGACACGTAAACAGCGCAATGATCATTTCCGTCAACAGACGAGAGATCAAATGACCGCTGTGGACAATGATCTCATGCGGGAGCAACATCCGTCAATGCCTATCATTAAACCTGAAAGGCAGTCTCGTGTAACTTTCGGTGGGAACAAAGGTTCCTCCGATTAAAATAGGATCTGAGCAATGGCTAATTTAGATGCCGCATTTGGCCTTCGGCCTTACAAAATGCTCGGTGCAGGTGCAAACACCAACGGTGTTATGTCCTTCGATATCCAAACTACGGCGACAGCGGGTACCTCCAGTGTAATTTACGAAGGCACCCCCGTTATCCCCTTAGCAAACGGTATGATTGACATCGTAGGTGCCGCCGCTGGCGGAACTGTACCTATACTGGGCGCGTTTATTGGTTGTCAGTACACTGACTTGAATGGCACTCCTACGTTCACTA